TGGAAAAGACTTTTATGGTGCAGTTGCAATACACGACAGAGAAATTGATTGGTAAATAGGGAGAAAAATATGAGTTTTAACTCTTGGTTAGACACTTTTATCAAAGAAAAAGGTATTGATACACATACTGAATTTGAGTTCAAAGAAAATGGTATGACTCACTTAGTAGAAACAGCTTGTGTGGTTGCCTTGATTAAAAATTTAAATGCAGCTGCAAAAGCAAAAATTAAAAGTAATTTTGTAAAGATTGATTTTTGTAATGGTGATCCAATGCATTTTTTTGAATACCTTGCAAAAGGCATGATTAAAGCAGCAACAATTATGGAGAACAAATAATATGATTGATAAAATTGAAGAGTTACTTGAAAATATAAAACTTGATTATGCTAAACAATGCAAGGTTGAAAATGTTAATTTTTCTGATCATGTCAAAGGAATGATAGAAAGATTTAACGATGGCTTAGGTTACAAAGTTGGGCCTAAGTACATAAAAATAACAACAGATAATCATGGTAGCGCATGGGGATTTATTGTTAAAAATGATTTCAAACATTTTAAGCGTGGTGACATATTAAAAGCTAGTAGCTGGCATCAACCAGCACTTAACCAGGCTAGAGGTAATATTTTTGAAACTTACAACATACAGTGGACAGGCCCAAGGTATTTAAATTAATTTAAATGAAAAAATTACCATTTTTTTGTAGTTTGGCAGATGTTATGAAATATGACAAAAAAGATCATAATTGTTTAGATCATGCTAAACCATACACTCAAGAATTAACAAACAGCGATAATGATATAATTATTGATGAAGGATTTGTTTGTTCAATTTGTGGCAATTGCATAGAATTTGATTATAAATTAAATTAATGTAACACAGCATCATTTACAGGATAAAGCAGCTTCGGCTGCTTTTCTTTTATTCTGTAATGCAATCGTATTAAGGCATCTAAATAATCCATCTTTATCGTTCTTCTATCTTTGTGGTATCTCTTTGCTAACAATGTCCATTTAGGGCCACGTTGTCTAAATGCTGATGTATGTGCTACACTCCACAATAGTTGTCTATCTTTCTCGTTACAACAATCAATTAATAAATCTAATATCTTTTCGTATCTTGTTATTTGCACTGTTGTTGCTTTTGTTAAGCTTGGATTATAAACAACATCGCTATAAGCAAGCCAATCTGTTTTATAACTAGGCCAGCTGGCTAATTTTTGCTTACGAAAAGCTGGTGGTAAACGCCTTTCTGTTTCAGCTGCTTCCATAATCCAATAATCTAATTGTTGAACATTACCTTGCAGCATTTAATTTTTTAAATAGTTGTTCTAAGAAAACTTTTTTTTGTGATGTATCTAATTTCATAACTTGATCAATAATCTTATTATGGTCAATGCGTGACATCATTCGTTCAGATAACTTTAATACTTTTTGTTGCAAGTATTCTATACGTAATTCTTCGTTATCCAAGTTGTTAGCCGTTGTTGCAGCAATATAATTGCTATTACATCTTTTAGCAGTTCGAGAAATAATTTTTTGGATATTATTTCTCAACTGCTTATTGTTGTAACTATTATTGTTACTACAACAAGGATTATTGCGATTTGAATTTTGCATTGTCAACCCCTAAAATGCATTTGCAACAAAATACCATGACATAGATTGTCAATCATTTTGGTTGTTTTGCGTAATATATGTGTGTAACACAGCCACATTTTTTACAATAATATACTCGCACAAACATATATTTTTCTTGATCAAAATCCATGTCGTGCGCATCTCTATCGCCTTGCCAGGTAATGCAGCTATCGCAGTTTTCACATCTCATTCCAATATTCCTGGTCTACCTAGTGGGGGCTTGCTAAAATGGTTGTGCCTAGCCCAATGTTCAAAGAAAAAGGCATAGGTTTCATCATGTAATGAATTGCCTTAAAACATTCTTCTAGTGAATCAAACTCCAATAATAAAGTTGCAAGATACATTATTTTTTTGCTCTTTCTTTTTTCAGTCTTTTCATTTTCTTTATGTTAGCTTCAAGCGTTTGTTCATGCAAAATCATGTTTGTAGCTGCTTGATGTTTTTTTAATGGCACAATATTAACAAGCGATTGATAAACATCTTGTAATGATTTGCAAATAAATACGTGCGTACCAGCATATTCTAAAAGCTTGTGTATGGCTTTTTGTTTTGGTGTTGCGTAATTACCTGGTCTTTTAAGTTCTAAAAAAATGGGTTTGCAATCAGGTACAAATATTTCTAAATCAGGCCAGCCAGATTTAAAACCCATCAAATAAAGCTTCATATAAAACTGCACCTTATTACCTCTTCCCTCGTTTGCAGAATGATGGTAAATGCTAAAATCAGGTAAGACAATATCTAAATACTGACATACTTTTTTTTGTAAATGGGCTTCTGATGCATACAATTCTTGCATTATTCTTCTTTCTGTATGTAAAAATCATTTGGCATAACCGCACCTTGTGTAGCCTTTATAATCCTATCCATGTATACAGGACTTGGAATAACACGTTCTTTATGGTCAAAAGGCAAGCACCACCTTTGCACAATTTTACTATGTTTTATTCCTAAAAGCTGTGCTAACCTTCCATAACTCTTAATTTTTTTTTCAAGCATATAATCTTTTAACGTCATTTTATTTACCTTTGTCTTAATATGTCACATTTTTTTCTTGCAAAAATAATAAATGACATTTAGTGTCATTGCAAGGCAAATCAATAGAAAGGAGAAAAATGGCAAAAGATAAAGAAATTACAAATATTTTACGACATAGAGGTTTTATTGATAGAATAGCTGACGCGCAAAGAGAAAGTATGTTTGTATATATTTTTAATACAGCAGTTGAATCAGCAAATAAAAAAAAGAAAAAAAAGGAGAAAAAGGCAAATGCAAAAATTTAAATATTATTTATCAGAATGTTTAGCAGCACTAGCTGTTATCTTATTTGTATCTTTTATAATTTATGTTGCTTAAAATGAATATAAGAGAAACAGAATACAGACATCATAGCAATCCAATACAAAATCCATTGTCTTGGGTATTTTTTCAAAAGTTTTTTGTTAGACCTTTAGTCGAGGATGCTAAAAATGTTATTAAGCATTACGAAAGCGGAGCGAAAGAAATACAAATAGCTAGAGAAACATTAAGAAATTTAGATCACAATATAAATGGTAGTGCATCTGCACCTATGATGGGTGGAAAAGCGGTAGAACGTGGATGTGACGAACACTTTTTAGAAAATCGACCCTTAGATTTAGCCTGTGACTATGCATATCAAGATTTTATGAACTATAAGCCACGAAATTGGGATGACGGCTCTGACAAGCTTAAAACAGAGCTGGTCGCAGATGAGGTTTTTCAAGTGACAAATGTAGCTATTGAAGGCCTAAAAGAGATATTTAGCGGTAGAAATGAAGAAATTGTAGCACAAACACACTTTCTTGATTATGTTGATGGTCTTGATTTAAAATATTACACAATACCAGACTATATTAATTGTGTTGATCTAAAGACTAAATGGTCAAAACCATCACAAAGAACAAAAGCAGGGATTGAAAAAGGCAGCTTACCATCAAGATTAACATCACAATTTCTTTTACCAAATCTGTATCAGTTCGCTGGTTTTAAAATGATGACAGGAAAATCACCTATTGCCTTGTATGT